GCGATCAGAGGAAGATAGTCGGGAAGATTGGGCTAACCTCAGCTGGAAGGCTGAAAGCGCCCTTATGACAGGTGGAGGAATCGGAAACGACTACTCCATCTATAGGGAAGAGGGAGCGCCGATTGGTAAGACAGGCGGTATAGCCTCCGGGCCGATACCAAAGATGCACATGATCAACGAAATTGGTCGGAAAGTGATGCAGGGTGGATCGCGGAGGTCAGCTATCTATGCCTCTCTGAACTGGAAGCACAAGGATATCGGTAAATTCCTTGATGCAAAAGCTTGGAACGAAATGGTAGTGGATGGAGCGTTCACGGACAAGGGCGATAAGGCTACAATAGCCTACCTGAAGGAAAAGAACTTCGACTATCCGGCTCCTCTGGACATGACGAACATCTCAGTCAACTATGACAATGAGTTCCTTGAGCAAGTGTATCAGGCAGATATCGATGCGATCCGGATGAACCTCGGACGCGGTACCCAGCTGAGCTTCTTGGACTTGCCTAAAACCTACGTGGACAATGTACGTCGGGCTATGGCGTCCGGTGAGCCGGGAATGAGCTTTAATTTCTTTGATAAGGAGAATGAGACACTCAGGAACGCATGTACAGAGGTAACCTCTGAGGACGATAGCGACGTATGTAATCTCGGGTCGATCAACATGAGTCGCATAGATACTCTGGAGGAATTCAAGGAAGTGGTTCGTTTGGCCTCTCAGTTCCTTCTGTGCGGCACTTTGGTAGCTAAGTTGCCGTATGACAAGGTTTACAAGGTACGTGAGAAGAATCGGAGGCTTGGGCTTGGCCTGATGGGTGTACATGAGTGGCTGCTGAAGCGTGGCTACAAGTACGAGATGGTACCCGAGCTTCGCGAGTGGTTGGAGGTATACAGATCAGAGAGCGAGAGAGCGTCCAATGAGCTTGCCGGGAAGCTTGGCATATCTCGACCCGTTGCATACCGCGCCATTGCTCCAACGGGGACGATTGGAATTTTAGCAGGAACTTCCACTGGCATAGAACCCTTATTTGCAGTTAGTTACAAGCGTAGGTTCCTTAAAGGCAAGTCATGGAGATACCAATATGTGATAGACGGAACCGCTAAAATAATGATAGATAAGTATGGGCTTAAGCCAGAGGAAATTGAAACGGCTCTCGATCTTGCGAAAGACCCGGAGCGAAGAATCGCCTTCCAAGCCGACGTACAGGATTACGTTGACATGGGAATCTCTTCAACGATTAATCTCCCAGCATGGGGATCGGAATGGAATAACGAGAATCGAGTGCGCATGTTCGCGAAGACCTTACTTAACTATGCACACAGACTTAGAGGATTCACTGTTTATCCCGACGGATCAAGGGGTGGTCAGCCAATGACTACTGTACCATATGAGATGGCGTTAGAGAAGGAGGGTAAAGAATTTACGGAAGAATTTATGGACGTTTGTGACCTTACGATGGGAGGAACCTGTGGGGTTTAGATGAAATAAATTTGGAATTGTCCCAAATTTTTTGTATCTTTGCGACATGTGGAAAATAATCAGAACATACAAAACCGATTTTGGCGGCAGTAAACGGACTGTCGCTGACGTCATGTGTGACTGCGGGAAGGTGGAGGTTCGTAGGCTTGACCATGTTAAGTCCGGGCGTACTAAATTCTGCAAGTCATGTGCATCAAAGCGCACTGCTAAGAGTCATCCACCACCTTATACTTACAAGGGGGTAGGTGATTTAAGTGCCACACTCTATGGGCATTATAAATTTGGTGCCGAAAAGAGAGGTATACCATTCAATGTTGAGATAGGTTACCTCTGGAAATTATACGAGGATCAGTGTAGGTGTTGTGCGCTGTCCGGGGAGCATATCTCATTGAGTAGGGAAATACATAAGGGTAATCCTAAGTGGAGTGTTATCACGGCCTCGCTTGATCGCATTGATAGTAAACGTCCTTACGAACTTGGAAATGTGCAGTGGGTTCATAAAGACGTAAATAACATGAAGATGTCTCTAGGCGAAGAGCGCTTTATTCAGTTATGTCATAAAATAGTTGAATTCAATTAAAGAAATCATGAGAGTAAAAGCAGGAAGATTTGAAAAAGACATCCCTCAAAGGTATAGGAGGGCAGTGGAATTACTTACGCTAGCAGGTTGAGAGAAGCCTGATAAGGTTAGGCTGACCCCGATGGAGCGTTTCAAGTTTGCCGAGGCAGCTTGGAGGGTTGAACAGAGCAGGCCCATTAGGGACTTCCTGAGCGGATGTTACCCTGAACAAATCATCGAGCAGATGAATAGGGTTGGTGAAACCCGTTACGTGGTGCGTTATAGTCAATCACCAAGCGCTCTTAATCATCCACAAGCAATCGTTCCGGCTTGGGTGTGCAGAGCCTGCCCGAAGGACAAGCGAAGCTTCCAGAACGAAAACTGGGTAGCGTGATCATCTTTATTAGGGGGAAATAGTTGCATATCTCGTGAAAAATACTTATCTTGCGTGAATTTCATTTAATTAACTTAAATACACAACATTATGAATCTTGTAAAAATTTCAACACGGTTATTGGAGCTTGTAACAAAGAAGTCTCTGGCGAGAGCTGAAAAGCGCAACCAGAAGAACATCGGTCGCGTCAAGGCGGCAAAAGAAGATGCGGCCAAATCCGCATTTGAATTGCAGGCTAAGGCAGCAGAAACGCTGATACAGCTTACCAAGGTACAGAATCTATCCAAGGAGATCGGTGAGAGGCAGGCTATTCAGGTCGGCAAAGTGGAGAAGATAAACGCCCTTCTTGAGCAAATCGATGACTAATGATTGAGACTGTGAAGGACGGCGTGGAGCTTTCTAGCGAATTCCTTGACGATCTATGGATAGCGATCCGAGACAAGGTGCCAGCAGGTAAATGGGTGCCGATAACAAAGGATCACGATAGGGTCATCGCTGGGGTGAAGCACATCATCGACTGCCGTTGTTACGGCGAGAAATTCGATGTTGCATTTAACGAGGAATATACTCACTTCAAGAAGATCGCAGCATTCAAACCGATGCCAAAGGTGTTTGAGGGTAAATACCTCACAGACTATCCGTCTTCATACTGGGCTGAGCAGGATCAATTATTGCTTGAGAGGCAAAAGAGGGAATACCTAAAAGCGCAAAGGGCTAATAAGAGAGATGCTCAGCGTGAAAGGACGTACAAAAAGAAGAGACGATGAATAAGGTGAAGATATTTGTAGGTGATGCTTTCGATATCCCAGAGTATAAGACGAGCGGAGCCGCTGGGATGGATTTATATGCGAACAACTCAGAACCAATTGTAATACATCCGGGCGACAGGAAGTTTATACCAATCGGTATAACCATTCAGATACCTGAGGGGTACGAGGCCCAGATCAGGCCGCGATCAGGATTGGTATTGAAGCATGGCGTGACCGTGCTTAATACACCCGGAACTATTGATTCTGACTATCGAGGCACCATAGGTGTCATCCTGTATAACGCAGGAAGTGAGAGATTTTTTGTAAACAGGGGAGATCGCGTGGCACAGATGGTATTTAAGGCTGTCGAGAGGGCTGAGTTTTTGGAGGTTCAGACTTTAGACGAACTTGATGATAGTGTACGTGCCGATGGCGGTTTCGGATCAACAGGTAGATAATGAAGCAAGCAGAGAAAATAGATGCATTAAAAGCGGAGCTTGAGCTTATCAAGACCCCTGAGATTAAGCAGTTCGCGTCGTGGGCTGTGAGGATACTTCCGAATTATTTCTTTGAGGTACCAGCGTCCAGTTCCGGGAAATATCACCCGGAGTATGCATTGGGTGAGGGTGGGTTACTGAGACACACTAAAGCGGCCGTGGGGATTGCAACAATGCTTCTTGGCACCGAAACGTTTGGTAATCACTACAATCAGGGGCAGAAGGATGCTATTATAACGGCGCTAATCCTGCACGATGGTCTGAAGCATGGAGTGCCTAAGCAGAAGTACACAATCAAGAATCACCCGATAGCGATCGCGCACCACCTTGAGAAGAATGTTGACTCAGGAGACTGCTCACTCACAACTGAGCAGCGTGGCGCAATCTACGGATTAATCGCTTCCCACATGGGGCAATGGACTGATTCAGATGCAGATAAACCTCTACCTAAACCACAGACGGCGGCCCAGAGGTTTGTGCATCTCTGTGATTATCTGGCAAGTAGGAAGCAATTAGAGTACAAATTTTAAATCCATGATTAAGGTAAACATAACCGAAGATCAGAGGCAGCGAGCCTCTGGTCTTTATGATTTCGGTAGTCTAAAAAACAGTATAACAAAAGGTAAATCAAACATTTACGGTGCTTTAGGTGAAGTGATTGTTCATGATTTCCTTAAGGAGAATGGAAGATCAGTAAGATTTGATAACACGGCAGATTACGATCTGCTCGTGAATGGTAAGAAGGTTGATGTAAAGACGAGGCGAACAACCGTTCCGCCGATCCAGAGCTTCAATTGCTCAATCAGCGCCCATAATCCAAACCAGAAATGCGACATATACGTGTTCGCAAGGGTGCACGAAAACAAGAAGGATGGGTGGATATGCGGATGGGTGAGAAAGGACGAGTTTTTCAAGAAGGCCAAATTCTTCAAGGCTGGACAGAAAGACCCGAGCTTTCCGTCGTGGAAGTTTTCGGCAAGCTGTTATAATCTACCTATAAGTAAATTAGAAAAGTTATGAAAAAAGACGAGAAACAGGTAATAATGTCATATTCCGAGCATCAGGGATTACTCAAGGAAGGGGCCGATCTGATCAATGAGATTTCTGAAGCAACAAAGGAGATGGATATTATTGTTAGAAAAGTGAGTGAAATCATAGAGAGGGTATCTGAAGAGAGAGATGATCTGATTGTTATACGCTTGGGTAGGGTGTGTATCGGAAAAGGGTGAATAGAAGTGTTCATTCCGCACAAATAAAAATGCGAAAAAAACACAGAAATACTTGATATTCTGGATTTTTTTGCTTATATTTGCACCTGTAATTGAAAGTAAATTAAATATTGTCTAATCAAAAATCATTTCGAAATGAACGGAAAGAAAGCTTGGGTTTGGTTTGCAGTTGGAGTTGTTTGGCTTGGTGCCTTTGGTGCTAGTTTTGCATATGCCGCTCAGACCGTTGGAGATGACCTCCAAAAAGGGTTGATCTGGTTCGGTGCCTCGATTTTGTGGGGCATCCTCGGAGTATACGGCGGAGTAAAGCTGAATACAAAATAGATCACATCCAGAGAAAAAAAAGTGGGAACTGCTTGCGCGGCTCCCCTTTTTTTATGCTCAATTTCTTATTTTTATTTGGTCTGAATAAACGCCCAATGCCTGAACCTCCTTAGTCTTGTAGCATAGAACTTCTTATGCGGCTTCCTGTCCCAGTACCACAAATCACTCCACCAGTTCCTACTGTATAAGCACTTCCTCCAAGCGAAAAATCCGAGCGTCCACACGTATAGCGGCGGCTTAACCTCTTTTATATACTCCTCTTTGCCAAGGAATATGCAGGCGCAATAGAAGAACACATATGGATCGCGCGTCATTCCGTTAGGCCAGCGGTGTGGTATGAACTCCCTGAGTCCAAGTTTATGAAGAGTCTTCTTGATGACGTTATCGATTCGGTTCTTTGAGTCGCCAACCTGATCCATCCTCTCGGGCCAGCGCCTACGTCTATTCATGAGCCATAGCATCATGTCTAGAGAGTCATACGCCCACTCAGATTTATCTTCGTGGAATATGATCTTCATGCATGTGTTGCTTACGAGATCACCCTTTCCGTTTGTCTTTTCTCCCCGCTCCCTCTCGACCCAATCATCATCAACATCCCTCCAGAACAATCCATCCTTATACCAGTCTCCCTTGTTGCAGAAATACTCGTTCAGCTTATGTAGGTCTTCTAGCGTTGTCATTTGCTCAGTCTTCCGGCGGTGAACCCGATAAGAACACTCGATGGGATTGTAATAAGCGGATTCTCCCACCACTTCTTCTCATAGACCACTGTGTAACTCTTAACCCCGGTCGTGTTTATGCATGGATTTGTATTCCGTATCGCGATATACGATTTCGTCCGCCTAAGGCTGCTTCTCTGCTGTCCTATGACGATATCTTGCCTATTGGCTATGGAGTAGTTGTCTAGAGATACGGAGCCAGTAGAGAGGCTTATTGACGCCTCAAAACATCTGTCTGACAAATTGACAGTAGTATCCTTCTCGATATAGATTGGTACTGACATTTTGACAGTATCGTGAATGTACTCTGTTTCGTAGATCACGACCTGAGATAGATTCTTGTAGTAATTAATCAGCTCCGTCTGCAGGCTATCGTCTGCAAGTGCTGATTTTAGCGCCTCGTTTGACGCATTGAGAGTTTCCTGCCATACAATCTTGGCACTATCGAGTTCCGACTCCTTTTCTTTGTACTTGAATTCGTACTCAGCGATTGTATTCAGGCCTAATTCAATTTCCATGTTCTTCTTTCCATTGAGCCAAAAGAAGAAAGCAACCCCGACCACTATGATCAGGATTGCTGCAACGTTTACTTTAAATTCTGCTTTCATTTTATAATCTCATTGGTTCCAATATAGGTAATTGCCCGCTGTCCAGAACGACTCCGCACGACAATATTGACTTCTTGATGTTGTATTTCGCGTATGCCAGTCCGTAAGCTTTATCATCTATTCCGCACCCTATCTGCATACCGAAGATACGGTCATCGTCAGATACGTTCCAGTTTATGTGATTAGATGTGTGCCAGTGACCCTGAACCACTGAGCGGCGCTTGTTTAGGGCCTTCATGAGCGCTCCCTTCTCTCCACCTCCACCTTCTCCGTGTATATAGAGCACTCTGTTATACTCAAACTGAAGGTCAAACCTCCATCCCGGAGTCTCCAGAACCTCACCGAAGTCCCTAATCCAGCGAGCAGATATTCCGGAAGCAAACGCTTTCCTCATGATGATGCGGTCGTGATTTCCAAGAACCACATCGGCCTCCGGGAACTCGGAGTACCACTCAGAAAGTTGATCTACAGACCTATCGAGTTCCTCTCCAGCGCCATAGCCAT